TAAATCTTGGTCAGAAATTTCATCTCTAATAATTTGCTCAACTCTATCACGTACCATTTGAATACTTACATCATCGATGTGTTGTGTGCTACATACAATTTTTGTAATGCCAGTAGGAGTATTCACATCATCATATGTCATTGTAACCTGTGCTTTGCTGTCTGGGCCTAACCAATCTTCGCCGCCTTCTCTTTCTGCTTGAAGTCTTTTTAGAATTTTATGACTGTAATGTATAGCACTTGGCATATAATCTGGTGTTTCATTACATGCATATCCAAACATAAGTCCTTGGTCGCCAGCACCAAACTCATCTGTGCCTAATGCTATGTCTGGTGATTGACCGTGTAGTTCGTTGTAAACTTTTAAATGTTTCCAGTGGAAGCCTTCTTGTTCATATCCAATACCTCTCACAACATCTCTAACAATTTTTTCAATTTCTGCTTTATCAAACATGTCGCTTTTGTATTCACCTGCTAGTGTAACCATATTAGTTGTTACTAGTGTTTCTACAGCCGCTCTATGTGTTTCCTTGCCATTGATTAAATATGTTGCTACAGCATCTGATATAAGATCTGCTATTTTATCTGGGTGTCCTACACTGACACTTTCGCTTGTAAATTCATATGCCATTATGTCTCCTCTTTTACAAAGATACCATCGACCATTTTGCCTTTTCTATCTTTGATGTCATTGTATGCTACTTCTAAACATTCTTCTAATGTTAATTTATTTCTAGCAAGTATGTTAATCATTACCACAAGCATGTCGCCAATATCATCTCTAATATCATTGCCTTTACATACATTGTCGCTTAGTTCTCCTAATTCCTGTAATAATTTTAACACTTGATCTTTGTCAGTGGCTCCATCAATTAAATTTCTATCATAGTGCCATTGCTCAACCTTTTTGACTAATTCGTCCATTATAGTTTGCCTTCTTTTCGCATTTGTTCACGTATTTTAGTTGCACTTATATCGTGTGTAGCATCATCAAAAACTTCTTGTTCAATTTTATATCCTACATCACGACCATAAGTAATGTTTAACAAGTTTGGTACAACTTGTATTTTTACTTTACCAGCAAATTTATATAAACTCTGTTGTAAGTTTTCTATAACCTCATATGCTGGAAAAGGATTCTTTTCATCTGTTGGCATATCTCTAACCATCAAAAACACCTGTCCGTGTTTTGCTAATGCTCTATCAAATAGTGCTTGGTGCCCAGGATGCCAGGGTTGAAATCTTCCAAGCATTTGTGTTGTGGGTGCTTGGTTGTCCCATATAAATCTTTGTCCAATTTCATAAGCAATTATTTTAGCATCTACATCACCACGTTGTTCGTGTACATTGTAGTCTGAAACATAAGGTCTTTCAAACACTTTATTAGTGTCTTCGAATCTTCCTTCTTTGATAGTGTCTACAAATATTTCATAGTCAGCACTAAAATTATTTCTTGCCTTTTCAAAAGGAGCAACAAAATCTGCGATTGCAATCTTGCCTTCTGCTTCTGCGTTTTCACACAAAGACAACATTCGCTGATTCTGTCTTAGTCTACCTTCTTCAGAGAAGTCCCAATCGTCTGCTTCTTCTCTGACTTTATCTGCGTTGAACCAAGCAACTTTGTCGCCTAAATATTCAACTAGTCGTTCTGCCAAGTATGTTTTACCACTTCCTGGCAGTCCAAATATTAATACTCTCATTTATTCCTCGTTTTGTTCACGTTCCCATTGAGCGTTCTCGTCAAAGTCTAGCAAGTAGTCTTCATCGAGTTCATTGTACTGGTCTTCTGAGTCGTGCCACTTCTTATTTAACCAACCAACTTCTGCATGATAACTTTTACCGGTAGTATCATTTTGATCGTATTCTGCGTCAAGTTCTACCTTGTCATAGTACACTCTATCAATGAATTCGCCCAAATTAGTTTCCACAATGCCCATACCTAATTTGTATTGATCAAAGTCTTCTCCGTCAGTTTCTACAAAGTAACTGGCAAAAGTTCCTTTCTCACAACTGTGAAATGCTAACACTGGTACATAATAATTACCTTCGTCATCTTCCTCATTTACAAGTTCTGGCTCTTCATTACTAAAGTATCCACCTTCTCTACCATACATGTGAATAGGACTAAAACTACCTACTTCATTTTCGTAGTCATAATCATCTTCGCCATCTGCTGGAACTTCGTATACAGTCAATTCTGAATCACCGTATGCACTATTAATGTGTTCTATATCATCACATTCCCACATGTAGTAATCTTCTCTTGGTGCAGGGATTTGCTCTGGGTCGTCATGCTCTGCATTTTCGTCAAGATCTTCGTCGCCGCCCCAGTCATCGAATGATAAAACTGTGTCAACTAATTCACCTTCATCCATACCTATTGTTTTTGTTACAAACTCATTGGTAACTTCGCCTATTACAGTTTCGCCTCCGTAATAACCGCTATCTATTCTAAATCTTCTTTTTGCCATTATTTCTCCTTAAAATACATCTGCTAAATCTACTACATCTGGTATCTTATTTGCTTCTTTAACAAATAATACACTTTTAGGAACTGCCTTTTGTTCTATAGGAGTTACTAATAAATGCCCTGGCTTTAACTTTGGAAAAAACCATTTGATGTCTTGGTAATAATTTGTAATAAATACCTCTTCTATTTCTGGTATCTTATTATTCATAGGATTAAAAACAGGAGTTTTAAATCCTCTATTATTTAAACTTGTAAGAGGTACAATCTCTATTTCTGTGTGATAGTCGTCATCGCAAATTGCTATACTCCAATCCATTGGCATTTTTACTTCATGCCCGCCAATGTTCAGAACAACTGCTGGTGAATAAAAACTTTCTAGAAAAATTAATTCTAGCCAATAGTAGTCATAAAATTCTGGGTCGCTAACGTCTAATATGCAGTACCTGAGATCGTTTATTTGATCAGGCACACTATCTAAATCATAGACATCGTTTTCAATTGTTAGTATATTCATATCTTCTCCGTAAACATAATTATAGCACCTTTATTTAAAAAGTCAATCTATATTTAAATATATTCTATTTTTGTAACCTTGAACGGATACTCTGCTTCTCTATAAAATTTCTTTCTTTCTGTTAAATGTTTTTTACTGTATTTTAGTGTGCTAGTAATATCAAACACATTCACAAAGTCTTTGTCTTTGGCTTTTCTTATACCCCTACCGATACTTTGTATAACTCTAACAAAACTTTTACCAGGCTCAATAAGTACTAAATTAAATATCCTTGGTATGTTGATACCAACTGCCGCAACACCATAAGTAGCAACAATTACTTTGCCTTCTGCTTCACTGACTTCGTCATAGTTTTCTTTTCTTTCTGATTGTTTCATGCCGCCACTTACAAATACCCAGTCTGGATTTTGTTCTATTAACAACTCGCCTGTTTTTATTCTGTCTACTAAAATTAATGTATTCCCATTGTCAGTCATGCCATTAATTAGTTGACTTATAAATGCTATTCTTTCAGGATTGGTTGTTATCCATTTTAGTTCTTGTGCATAGTTACTAAAGCCTACATGCGTATCTACTAACTGTAAAACATTTACTTCTAAGTTAGATAGTACACCTTTGTCTTGTAATTCTTTTGCACTTAATTGACCAATTACAGGACCAATTGTGCTAGTCATTGCAACTGCCTCATGTTGGTCTTTGGGTATTGTTCCTGTTAATCCCCAACGGATTGGCACATTAGAAAACACACTACTAAGTAATTGTTTTAGTACATCTGCTTTTGCTTTGTGTACTTCGTCGATCATAATACATACAACACCGTCAATGAATTCGCCTATATCAAAATCTACTGCTTCTTTGGCTTTAGATTTTTTATGTAAAATTTCTAAACTTTGCCATGTACAAATTGTGTGCGTTTTATTGTATTCTTTTCTGTCGCCATAGAAAACACCAACGTCTAGTCCTAAATGCTTGTAGTCCGCTTCTGTTTGCGTTACAAGGTCCTTATTAGGCACTATCACTATTGTTCTACCATACTTCTCGCATTGATGACTTAGTGCGGCCGTTACTAGTGTTTTACCAGCACCTGTGGCAATCTCTTGAATACATTGTGGGTTTGCTAAAAACTTGTTAATTATTTCTACTTGATAATCTCTAAGTATAATTGGTAATCCTTCTGCAGGATGTTTCTTAGGCCAACTAAATTCTTCATATGTATCTTGCTTTACTTCATCAAAGCCAAAATCCCATTTTTCTCTTTTATCATCAAGTACGACTTCATAACCTAATTCAGTTACTACAGGAATAAGTTGGTCTAAAAGATTCAAATAACTTCTACCACCAACATCACAAAATCTCACATAGCCGTCCCAACGACCTAGTTTGTATGCTGGCATGTGATATGCATATGGCAAGAAGTATTTGCAAGTGTCAGATAGTTTTCTGCGTGTGGCTACATCTAAGTCATGAAACTTGATGTTTACTTCATCTCTTATTTCTAATCTTGTTTGTCTAGCCATAAAGTTTATTATACATTATATATGTGTGTTGTCAATCTATTCATAGTATACTTTTACAAATTTCTATGCTTCTTCTGTTGTATCCTGATTGCGATACTGAGCCAAATCCCAATGAATATCCTGTGCTGTCTTGCTTATGATATGGCAAATAATAATGTAACTTTTCTATAGTTGCTACAGGTCCAAAAACAATTATGTCAACACCGTTGTTGTACAATTCTTTACCTCTTAAAAAATCTTCGTATGATGCAATTTTAATTGTTATAATATTATAGTCCTTAACTATGTCACATACTTCTTTAACATTCTCTGTGTCGTCTGGTAATATAATACACGATATAAATTCTGCTGATTCCTCACAATGTGTTTTAAGAGTTTCGATGTCAATTTTATTATCCTTAAATCCTACAGCAAGTCCTGTGGAATTAGTATTTGATAATGCATTTATTGTGTTCATCTCTGCATTATTAACAGTAATAACACAATCTTTATGTGCTAACATATTATGTCTAAAGTATTCTCTTGCAGTCATTATTGCTGTAAAGATATCGTTGCTATTGTTAGTAGATTGAAATGTAATATCGAAATATCCTGTTAATGACAGTATATTTTTTCTTATATCAGACACATCAATATCCTTTTCTAGGTTATCATAAAAATATGAAAAGGAAACATTTACTTCTGATTCTAGTACTAATCTGCTTGGTGACTGATGTAATGTTGCAAAGACATTTTTGCCTTTTGCGTTAGGTATTACTTTAATTTGGTGCCATTTGAGATAGGATTTTAGTACATCTTCTAGAGTAGACTCAACAGATTCGTCGAGTGATAGTACAAATTTTTTGTTGTCTTTGAGTTCGTGTATTGATTCAAGTAAGTCATCTAATATATCTAAATTGATATATCTTCCATACCTGCTGTCCTCAATTTCACTATGTGTCCTATCTGCCATTGTTTGGTGTCTAATCCTTTCATTATACCGAGATACTTATTTCGTAACAAACCAAATTGATTAGCCAATGATGTTAGTGTAACTACTTCATCATCACCGTCAACATATTTGTCTGCATCTCTTGAGGTTAATTGTCTGTTGTAACTTTCTAAAAAGTTTCTAAATACTTTACTGCGTGTTTTACGCAATTGAATGTTTATGTGTTCTAGTATTGCTTCTATTTCTTGTAATTGGTTGAATCTGTGTTCAGTAATGCCGGGTAATGCGGCACTATTACGTTCCACATTACCTCTAATATAAC